CTCCCAGCCCAAGGCCGACAGGCGTTCTGCAATCTGCTTACGTGATGCAGGATTGAAGATAGTAACCTTGTCCTTCAGACGCTTGCCTGTTTTGTCAGAATACCTAACCTCTGTAATGGGTGGGAACTTATTCTGCAGGTCAGCCTTGATGCCTTCGGCCTCGTCTGACAGCCTACCCATCAGAAGCATGGCCTCTTTTACATTAAGTTGAAAGCCATTACGCTCCTGTTGATCTATCACTGCACGTATCTGATGCTCAAGTTTAATGGATCGTGGGCTGAACATCTTAAGACTTGGCAAAAGGGCTTTATAAACCTTGTCTGTTATCTCAACATCTCGCACACAATACTTGAGCATGTCTTCACTAAAGCATGTGAAGTCTTCGTATTCTATCTTGGGATAGCCAAGTGTATTACCCCATGCCTCAAGAGAATGCCCACCATCACGTACAGGGTTTGCCATTTGTGACATTATTAATGTGTCCCTGATTTTACTCAAGGGTATGTTTACATTTAGAAGACGCTTGAGTACAGGTGCATCGAAGGACACGCCATTGTGCATAACAATAATGTCTGCAGCCTCTATGTGTTTAACACAGTCAGACATATTGGCAGGGGTATAGGCATACACCTTGCTGTCTTCTTTGATTACGACACAGTGTATGGTCGTTGCATCAAGGCTGTCTGTTTCTATGTCAACTACTATTCGTTTCACTTCCAATAATCTCTCTTCTCTCGTTTGTTTAGCTTCTTGTGGCAAGAAAAACAATTACTTCCTCGTCCAGTAGGAAAGCGGGTATCAGTTATAAACTTTCGTATATCCTTATCTTTACCGCATACCTTACAAACTTTTAGTAATCTAGTCAAACTTAATCAACTCCGCTTTCTCGTATGGGATGTGAAAGAAGTGTTCACCCTTCACAATGTTACGTCCTCGTGCCTCACGAACATCTGACTCTGCAACTACATTATCTTTGATGCGCCATGCAGCCTTCTTATCGCTTCTAAGAATATAGAAGTTAAAGAAGCCGTCAAGCTCTGCCACACGGTTGATAAGTTTGTGTTTGCGATATGGTATTCTGATTTCTTTCCAGTCAGGGTTCCAGTCTCCTTTCCATCCATACTTAATCTCTACTTCAGAGAAGTACATATTATCGCCTTTCTTTGACTTAATGTCAACAGAAAAATCTTCCTTGCTGTCAAGAATCTCGTGACCATTACGCTTGAGGTAATCAATCACAATGTCTTTTGCTGGTGCGTCAGATGTCTCGTAACGCTGACGGCTGAACGGGATGTTCACCGCACCCTGTATCGGTTTAAGCTTCATGGTTTAATCTCCTATAGTATGCAATTTTATCTGCATTATATTTTCTCTTAAAATTTTCACTCTCACTTACCCATTCTAGATTGTCTGTTCTATAATTAAGCGGGTTTTCATCTATGTGGTCTATATGACATTTAATATCTGGGTTTTCGTTGTGTAGAAAAAACTCTGCAACTAGTGTGTGTAAATATACTTGTCTTGTTAAGAGGTTGACACAAGGATAAACACCCCTGCCATAACCTACCGTAAGAAACTTTCCACGTTCTGCATCGTAAACTCTTGGTGTTTCATTTTCATCCTTTTCTTTTATAATGAAATATTTCCCTTCTGGAATAGATTGTAAAAATTCTTTTCTCTTTTTAATAAGAGTGGCAAAGAATCTTGTCGGGTTATCTATTTCAATAACAGGCTTAGACAAGTCATAACTATCATTACTATTATAAATTATTTCTAGTGTTTCTGGAAAGAAGTCTAGTTGCATTACAGATACTCCTCAATGTCTACTGTATCTACATCCTCTTGACTAGGGTCACTAATCTCCTGCATACGGCCTGTATCAGAGTCATACAGAAGATAGGTAGCAATGCCTGTCTCACCTGCATAGCGGTTCTTAAGAACACGAATGGTGGTGGTGTTGGCAACCACAGGGTCGGATGCCTGTTGGTCACGCTCCATGGCTATCACTGCGTCGCTAATCTGTGCGATACTGTGTGAGCCACGTAGCATGGACAGACTAATCTGTACGCCCTGCTCCTGTCCCTTGTCACCATTGGCACGACGCAGGTGTGATACCAGAAGCATACAACACTGTGTCTCCTCGACCAGTGAGCGTAGCTGGGTCATCATCTTGTCAATGTTCCTGCGCTCGTCTTCACCCTCAAGACCTGATACAAGGATGCTTAAGTGGTCAATGATAATATACTTACAGTCAAGTGCCTTGACCATGTAACGTACACGAGACAGTATCTCGTCTGTCTGTATCGAGCCAAAGTGGTCAAAGGCAAAGATGCGACCAGTGCCTACTGTGGCAGCTTCGTACATGCGTAACTGCTTTTCGTCTACAGTGTCACGTATCTCCTTGATGTACAGACGCTTGCTTGCTTCAACAGACATCAGGTGAAAGATAGTCTGCTTGACGTTCTCTTCAAGGCTGATGACACCAATGTTGTGCTTGGTATTGTTGAGTAGGTGATGTTGTAATTCACGCATGATGCTGGACTTACCTGCACCTGTACCTGCTGTGAAGGTAATAAGCTCACCAGTACGCATGCCATACAGCATCTCATTCATGCCCTCGTATGGATAGAGTACACTCTCCTGCTTCTCATCATCATACAGGCCATCAAAGTCTTTAAGATTGACGATACCTGCAGGGGTGAACGTCTTGGCTTCCCACCAGCGTTTCATAAAGTCTTCGGTCTTACCTGCCTTGAGATACTCATTAGCATCTTTAGCCTTGAGGTGTACAACCTTACACTTATTGGGTTCAAAGATTTGAGCAACTGCTGTTGCGGCGGCACGGCCTGGCTCATCATTGTCAAAACAGATAACAATCTGGTCATACTTATTGAGATACTCAAACTGTTCCTTGATTTCTTTGACTGCGGCCTGTGCGCCATTGCGTATAGAAACAACAGGCCACTTGCTGCCCATCATCTGATAGGCAGACACAGCATCCAACTCACCCTCACAGATGGTAATAAATTTACCAGCCTGTGAGAATAGTTGTTGACCAAAGAGCGTAGCCTGAGACAGTCTGCCTTCTGCATGAAAGTCTTTAGTTGCTACGTGTCTCACCTTGTTGGCAACATGATTGCCGTTGATATCGTAGTATGGATAGATATGCTTGTCGTCTGTAACGGTAATGCCATAGGCTCTGGCGGCTTCCATACTGATGCCACGATCAGAGATTGGACTGAACTGTCCCTTTGATAAAGTTGTCATAGCTTTGCTCTGTGCTGTTGGTAGTGGTGTAACCACGTTGTCTCTCCTGTTTGGTGGTGTGTATGATGAACACACATAACAATAAGCATGTCCATCGCTGTAGTGTACATTACCGTCTGACGATCCACACTGTGGACATTCTCCACGGTGAGTTTCAGCAGATTCACTTTGCATAGTACACTCCATATTTCTTGCCGTCATTAAGGACAAACAGTCTGTTGTTTACAAGGTTTGTGTGAAAGCCAATGGCTCTCATCACCATAGACCGCTTGATATAAAAGTCCTCTATGTCGTCAGTCTCTTCAATGAAGTGCGGCTTCTCTTTTGTCTTACGAAAGTACATCTTGTACATCTTTACTAACCTCTCTTAATGCATCTGCAAAACTAATCTTTCGATTGCTTGCGTTCTGTAGCTTGATTGCTTTCTTTCGTAGCTTTCGCATTTCTGTCTTTGATTTCATTTATAACCTCGTCTGTCTCTTTGTCTCTCTTGACACCGAAGCCATCATAGTACCAGCTTCTCTGTTCTGGGTCAAGTAATATTTTTTTACTGGTCAAATTCTTGCTCCGAAATACTGAAGGCAAAGTCAACATTTTCTGTGTACATTTCTTCTGCCTCTTCTCGTGCCATCTTCTTGGCTTCCTTCTGATTGTATCCCTCGTCAATATACTGGTGATACAATTCTCTGAAGAGTTGTTTCTTGTCATCATCCCATAAGTTCTTATCCATTAGTCCCACCTGTAAAAAATGTGGCTGTCAATCTTGACAATCTTTGTGTGGGTCTTCGCCCAACTAGGCATTACATAGTCAGCATGGTAGTGTGTAGCCCCGTCCATGAAGCTGTCAAACCAGCCGTTCAACACAATCTGTGCGTTCTCTTGTGACTGAACGAATGCTTCCTCGTTTCGTGGTACATCAGACAGACCATCACAATACCAGCTAAACTGGCATCTGTTACGGGCTGGTACGCTTTCCCAGTGAATACCCTGTGTGATTACACCACAAACCGTGTTTGGAAATCTGTCATCAAACACACGATTCATAACCACCTGTCCGACAGCAAGCTGTCCTGCGGTACTTTCATTGCGTGCCTCGTGGTAAATGTTTAACGCCATGCACATTAGGGCGTTAGCAAATATTGTCTCAATCATTTTTCAAGTCTTCCTTCCTGACTGCCATGCCTACTGTTAGAATGTACACATCACCGTCATCATAGATGTCATCTATCTGAGTAAACTCTGCATAAGGACAGTCACTCAAGTATTCCTTGACGCATCCAACGTCATCCCATTTATCCATTTCTTTTCTCCGCTTTCTTTCTAAGTTTCTCAAAGCCTTTTTCTTGCCTTGCAAGATATCGCTCTGTCTGTGTTACCAGAGTGTCCCATAAATCACGCTTGATGCGCTTTCGATTGCCGTCTGTACGCTCACGCACAAACACCCACTTGTAGCCTATCTTGGCTTCGACCCATCTGTGGCCTGAACCAATCTGCGGTTGCAACTCATCCATGAGTACAAGGAGATGCCTAGTCATTCCAAATCCTCTCGTGTTCCCACTGGCGACCAAGCCTGTCATCCTTGTGTGAACGTCCCTGCTTAACCTTCTCGTAAGCGTATGATTTATCACCAGTTTTTACCTTCTCCCACTGGCTGAGTACGTTGTCCTCATACCAAGGTCGAAACATTTTTGTGTGTTTATTCGGCATCTTGTTTTCCTTTTCTGTTGTAGCTTCCCTTGCCTTTCTTGGGCTTCACTACTTTAGGTTTGTACTGTCCTTCGGACAGAGATTTAGCTATCGGACTGCGGTTCTTCGGCAGCTTCGGTTGGGTTGTCATCGTTGTTCACCACTAATTTTAGTGTTGGCTTCGGCGGCTCTTTCTTTTGCACCATGTCAATCACATTGATTGTGTCAGGTACGAACTCAATGTCCAATACCTGCTCCTGCGATTCCAGTTCACGAACCATTACATATTCGAGCCATTCAATAGGAATTGAGTTCTCGCCCAACAAGAGCCACCAAGGTTGTTGTCCTACGTCTTCAATGTCTGCGTCAATCACAAACGAAACTTCATATCTAGCCACGGGCTATCCTTTCATAAAATTATATACATTGATTGTCGTGTTTAACCACACACCAATCAGGATTCCGATTTCAATATATGATATTGATAAGGGTATGTCAAGCATTATTTTTTCCTTTACCTGTACTTACAGTGCCAGCAAATGTCTTGGGGGCAATGCCCAAAGCCTCAAGGATATCTTCAGGCTCACTGAAGCCAAGCACCTCGAAGCTGGGTTCGACTGTTAGCCCTTCGGGACACCACGATACCATATCTTGTACCTGTGATACAGTCAGGCTACTATCAGTAGAGTCACCATCAAGGGTGTATCCCAACACAAGCCCACGACCTGCGAGAGGTTGTGAGTAACCTTTTAGGTTGAAGAAGCGTTGGTCTTCAACGTACAGCCCTTCGTCATCTACATACAGTGTGTTGTTTTCGTCAAGGTCAATGGTCGTGAATAAACTACACCCAAGTAGTGTAGAAATATCACGCCAGTCTCCAGAGTAGTCCACCACCTCAATCGTTTCGGTGAACGGGTCAATTAATATTGCTAACATCATTTTTCAAATCCTCTTCTGTCATTTCACGCACAAGTGCTGCCGCTTCTTCAAGCGTGTATCCGTCATACGATGAACCTTCGTCAATTCGGACACACCATTGACCTTTGGTCATCGACCAATCGTCTGTGTCCAGAAATATGTTTGGGTATTTCATTATTTATTCCTATTCAAAATGTAGTAGCCAAAAAATCCTACTAATACTAGATATATAAACAAACTGGATGCGTCAATCATTTTTTCTCTCCTTGTGCCTAACCATCAGGCTGAAGCGTATTTCTTTTTTTAACGCTTTCTTTCCATATGTTTCAGACATAAACTTTTGTATAGCTTTCTCTAGGTCTGGTCGAATACCAGCCACATAAATCTCATCAACCTCTTCGAGAATCATTCTACGTCCTCCATTACGTCACAGATGCGGAAGTCACCGCCATGTGCTTCTTCTTCCCATTGCCCCATGTCGGCAAGGTGACGGGCATACTCCCACTCATCCATGCCTGCGGGGATATCGTCTTCATCGAACTCAACAAACATGTCGAACTCCATTACGCCTACTGCTGTATATTTTTTCTTTTGCCATGTCTTAGCCATCGTCACACTCCTTGTCATCTCTGATGTAAGAACATTCCCAATCTTTAGCCGCATCCCAACCAATAGCATCTTGCAGAAGGTCAAACGCTCTCTCCTCTGCTTCGCTTTCGTCTTGTGCTTCTACTTCGTATTCGTAATACGTATCACTTATAGGCTGTAAAAATACTGTGTATTTACCCATTGCCATACTCCTTTTGCATGTCTTCACGCAACATCTTGCGCCATTCCTTCTGGTCATCAGACAATTCGTCATCGTCTGCGTTCATAATAAAGTAGTCGTAGTCTACGTCAATGCCCCATTCGTCTACTAGCTGGCAGGGCATCTCCTCATGTGGCGGTACATCAAAGGTATATGTGTACGTGTTATCCATTAAAGGCGTAGTCATCCCTGTAAACATCATGCCTTCTTCCTTATAGGTAAGTTCAAAGTCAAAGCCGTACCGCTTTGCACCATGCTGTAGTGCCTTAACAGGCGGCGACCATGCAGTAGTAAAGCACATTTCAAGTTCATTGCCATCCAGAGATACCACATCGACATCAAAGATGTCCCACTTGGTTCCCCAGTTTTTGACACACCAGCCATAATCCCACTCGTGATTTGTTTCGGCTGTGAATGGACACAGGAACTCCAGCAGTTGCTCCTCTTCCATCAATGCAGCATCACGCATCTGGATTAGTAGTCCATGATTGTCTGACGTAATAGTCAGTCGGTTGTAACAGTGATTAGGCATCTTTGCCTTCCTTTCTTTTCAGTTTCCATTTCTCGTAAGCAGTCAGTGTTTCCTCTTCAGGTGGTGGATTATACCACGGGTCATGCTCCCAGTCAATCTC